TGTGAGGATATGCTGAGTAAATCTCATAGACCTGTTGTGATCGTATTCGTCGTCTTCACTAAATTCAATTACCAGTTTAGTCATGCTACCCTCTTAAGTTAGGCCCCCCGAAGGGGGCCATTAGTTAGAAACCAGATGCTTTGGCTTCTGGTACGTAAGGTACGTGCTCCATTACGCCAATCTTAGCAAGGCGACTACCTGCAAACCTACCCTCGCCGTAGAAGTCCAGTTTGACACGGACTTTAGAACCATTACCAACGAGACCATCTTCGTCAAAGTCCCAAGGCTCCATGTTACCATCTTCATCTAAGCGAACAACTTCGGGTGGACCTCCAAGCTCTTCAATAGTATTGTTCACATTGTTACGAACAACCTTAATGAACTTACCGATACCATAACCTTCTCCGTCATGGGGATCTTTGACAGTAAGATCTTTCCCTCGGGCTTCTGCTTCATCTAAAGCTTTGTCGAGCTCTTCGTGAGTTTCGGGATAAAACTCTGCAGTAAACTTACCGCGTGGATCAAACTTTGTATCCATGTCAGCATGTGTTAGACGCGCCCATTTAACGTAACCATCCATGATGATTGTCTTCGACTTACGTTTAGCCATCTTATTTTCTCCTTTTAGCTAAGATGTCGTTACCATATAATATCCAGGATACTAATGTCAAGTGCTGCATCAGTGTATTTCTGAATAATTTTTACCAAAGCTGTAATCTATGCCGAGAGGCACATTAAGTTTAACCGCAGCGTTGGTTTGTGAGATAGCATATCCCATTAAATCTTCAGTCTTTTTCTCATCTCCCTCCTTTACAAGGGCAATAATCTCGTCGTGGAATTGGCCTATGACCCTGATCCCACCTTCACGACAAGTGCATACCCAATTATCAAAGCACCATACCCCAGTAGACTGATTAAGAGTACTGAAGCGGTCCTTCTCGTAACGCAGTGAGTGGTAGATACCTGAGACTGGGTTTAAGAGCCATGTACCCCCATTAACCTCACGTACCTTACAATTATCGGCAGCAGTCTGTATGGCCCAGTTACGGTCCCAGAAAGCCTCTAGCATACTCTGTGCTTCAGATTGAGGTATACCCATTGTACGAGACAACTTAGTAGAACCTACACCATACGTTGCCGAGTAGTTTACCACTTTGTATTTCTTGCGTAGAGCCTTGAGGTCAACTTCACCTGATACATGCCTGTCGATGTCATCCTGCGTAATCTTACCTGCGTGTCGAGCAAGGTCGAGGTGAGGATCAAACCCATCTCTTGACATCTCTTCAACATAATCAGGATCGTGAGGCTTCATATAATGACGCTTCGTTGTATCTTCCAACGATACCATATCTGCACCACACAAAACGTATCCATCAGGAGCAATAAGGCATCCACGGATCTCTGCTCCCCAAGGTTTATCGACTGCAGGAAGATTGACCAAGGGTCTAGCATGACGGAAACGCAGTGTGTTAGTAAATCCTGCGATAGTCGCTTTGACGTAACCATTGTTTTCACTTTCTACAAAAGACTTAAAGATACCTAGGCGGTGATTGATGATGGTAAGTCCCTCAAGAACATCAACTGCAGGGTCACGATCCCTAAGGTCTGTTACAGACTCACAGAGTTCCCCATCTTTACGGATCTGTTCTATCCTGCGCTCCTCGCCTGTGACTTTATCACGGTGGTACTCGAAAGTCTTTGGCTCCCACCCTAACCCAAATAACCAATCCTTGACTTGTGTTATAGAGTTTGGATTAGCTTCAACACGGCGTAGCTCTACCTTAACCTTTTCAGTGCTGTAAGGTAAACACATTTCATTCATCAGGTTCTGCCAACCTATAGCCCTAGATCCCAAGCTTCCGTCCTTGTTGAACCACTGAGAAGGACGCTTACGCTCTCCATAGATAATCTGCTCGGGCATAGACTTCTTAAGCTGCTCTACCTTCTCACTCTTAAGCTGCTCAAGTTGAGCTAGGTGAGTGCGAGCCTTCTCAATATCTATACGCCACCCTAATCTTTCCTGCTCTGCAGCACACTGCATCTTAAACATTAAGTATGCAACACATTCATCAAGAGCCTTGGGGTCTTTGTATAACTTACCCATTTTGTAGCTCAGTTCTTTATACAACCTGCTGTTTATCTTTACGTCTTCGTCGCAGCGATGTGCATACTCCTCGGGACTAAGAGAATCCCAGTCATCTACGACAGGCTTGGGTATCCCATATTGTTCGCCATAGCTTTCAAGATTATGCTTACCTCTTTCATGGTTGATATACCAAGACAGAGCTAGTGTATCCACTATCTGTTGACTGTGGTTAGGCCTAAACCCCAGTATGCTACGCAAAGCAGGTAAGTCATAGCGTATGATATTATGACCTATTAGAGAGTCAGCAGACATGAGCACTGCTCTCATCTGATCATAGTCAAACACATGCTTAACTTCTGTCCCATCGGAATAGGAGAGGACGTGTATTTTAGTGGGGTCTAACCCATCTGTTTCAATATCGAATATCATTTTAGATACCTCTCCCGAAAACTTCTTTTTCTTTATCGCTGCATGTGGAGCACACACTTATGATAAAGTCTATAGACCAGTCCTTAAAATCTTCATTGGAGTTTACCTCTTTAACTTTTTGCTGAACACTACTCATAAGAATTGCAGTAAGTTCATCTGGTCCGTACATTCCCGCTTCTTTTATCCGAGTATAGTTACCCACATAATTATCCATCATTCTTCCTCCAAACAAAACTCACACCATGTGTTTGGTGTAGGACAACCGCAGCTTACGCAGAGGTTAAAACCTAAAGTATTGTAAGCTTCTTTTACTTTGGCCCTTTGACGTTCTTCTTTTGTCATAGGTCGAATCTCTTTTAAAGGTATTCCAAAACTTGTCTTAAGGCTCATATTCAGTAAGCTCCATGTTTTCTTTTATAAAGTCATATACCTTTTGTATATCCATCTGAGCTGCTGCACAGTAGATTACTAGCCTCAAACCTTCCTCTGCGAGGAGTCCGCGAGCATGTGCATCCATGTGAAATGTGTAGTCGGCACTACCATCCTCATGTTCTTTTACAGTTTCAACACCAATGATACCTGCATCTTCATTCATCATTCTTCTCCTTTATTCCTCATCCCCACTGCTCTGCCATAGCATCAGCTATACCTTGAAAGGTTTTACTACGAAGCTTCCATCTGTCTTTTGAAGGAGGAAGCCAGTGAAGCTTTTGCCTTTCAGCGGGTGTCATATTCTTCATCTCGTCTCTTACATCATTAGTAGGTTGAAGTAAAGGTAGACCTCTAAGCCAAAGACAGGTGGCTTTTTGTTCGGGGTGTCCAAACATCCAAGGCTGAACAATCTGAGACTGTCTCCTGCCACCAATTAACTCTTTGGCATACTTGTGCATTATTGGGTTCTCTACGCAAAGCTTCATGACAGGCACATCTAGGAACATATTGAAGAAGTCAGCGGCATCTTTTAGCTTACCCCATCTACTATTATCCCTATGTAACCAACTAACCCCTGAGTTACATAGGTAAGTGCAAGGTGGGTGAGCTATTATCATGTCCCAAGAGTGTCCGTGTATAACTTTAGAGACATCCCCTTTAATATGAGGGCCATCACCTTCTCCATCAAGTATGTCACAAGATACTGCGTCATGACCTTTCTTTCTAAAGGCATCTCTTACAGTACCAGAAAACTCACAAGCTACTAAGATCTTCATTTTCCATCTCCTTTGCATAATGCAGATATTTACGTACCATTTCTTCCCTTATGGGACCACAAGTTTCCCTTATCAGGGGCTCTGTAACAGTTCCGTACATAGCTTTCAAGACCTTTAGTGTTTCTTTTACATAACTAACAGACTTTTTTGTAGCTAGAGGTGGTGTATTAGGTAATGGACCTCTTAAGCCTTTGAGACAACAATCTACCTCATAGTACCACATTAACTTACCTATATTTTCCTCATAGGACATCATGTATGTGTCTCCTCAAGAGTGAAGCTCTCTGCATGAAACAAAAGAGTTCCTGCAGGGCCTTCTTCTGAACAAGGCCTGTTCTTCTCGACACGTAAGTAAGTCGTATTTCTGTCAATATCATCCTCCGCAAGTTTGTTACGAGATAAGTCTATAATAACAGAAGCACGTTGTCCTATCATACGACAGTACTTGGGATCACCATTCTCATTTGTGTGTGCGATAGTAACAATACCTATGTTAAGCTCTGCAGCAAGCTTAGAGAGCCTGATAGACAGGTCTGCAAGCTGTTGCTCCTTGGACTCTTCACTGACACCTACAACAGCATCCTGTATAGGCTCAAAGAATACATACTTACAGTCACAACCATTAGTCAGATACCTAATCTGATCAATGAAGTCGTCAGTGTTAGTCCCATCAGGCATATAGAACTGGTAGAACTTCTCTTCTTTAGTGATTTCCCTTATGGCATCCTCAACGAGATCATGTACGCCAAGAGCCTCGATAATGTCCCTGCGTGTGAGGTTCTGATTGAGGTGGTACGATACCAACCCAAGGAGACTACGCAGTTTAGTTTCCTCCAGATGCCATGAGGCGAAAGGTACGCCACGCTTAATCATGTTGTACTCTAAGTACCGCATAACCTCTGTCTTACCTATGCCAGTAGGTGCTTTAATCACAGTGAAGTGACCCTGCATAAGACCCATAATCTTGTCGTCTAGAGCTTCAATACCCGTAGGTACGTAGGCATAATTAGGGGCCTCTCTGAAGAGGTCTACAAACTGATCAGCAGTATTTAGAATGTTCTCGGGGGTGTACTTCTTAGCGTTCCACCATGCATTAGTGAAGTCACGGTCAGCATTGTCCGTAAGAAACTCATTAGCGTCTTTGTACTTGTCGTGAGGAACCCTGTAAGTTTTATTAGGGAACATATTGAAGATCTTTTGAGCGATAGCATTACCTGCTGAATCATTATCAATACTCAGTACAATCTTCTCAAAACTATCCAACCACGGCTTACACTTCTCCCAGAGCCTCTTAGAGGGCGTAGCAGAAGGCAAAGACACTACAGGGTTAGTACCCCTTACATTTAGCATTTGGTACGCTGAGAGGGCGTCCAGTTCGCCCTCAGTGATGGTTACGATTTTAGCACTACCTGCTGCAAAGAGGTTCATGCCAAATAATTCGTCTTGAGACAAACCTTGAGCGGAAAAGGTTTTGGGCATTACACGGATTTTCTTACCACCAGAGGGGTAAATATACTCTTGTTTAACTACATCACCTTTTTCATCTCTATAACTACGAACATCGTAGAATTCCATAGTATTTACTTGAATACCTCTTAAAGGTAAGTATTCGTGCTTACTTGAACTTGGGTTATCGAATGCCATATCTCTACTAGGTCTCCTTGTAGGTTCATGTTGGTCAAAGAAAGACTGGGAGCAAGCAAAACAAAAACCTACTCCTTTGTCTGTGTTGAAAGAATATGCGTCACTACTACCACAATCAGTATCAGGACACGGTAAGTGTGTTAGTTCTGGCATGTTACCTCCTGCACTACAACTCCCACGCACATAGCACAAAAATAAATTCAGTGCAACCCCTTGAAATGCTAAATTGCTTACCCAAGTAATACTCAAGGCTTACTACTCACTAGTAATAAAAAGAGTAGGTAAGATACTTTAGTACTACTTAAGTACTTAGCTTTGTAGACTAATTTCCACTGGGGGTGTCTAACATTTTTCATCGGGGGTGTCCATTATTTTCCACTGGGGGCCTCTGCCATTTTCCACTGGGGGTGTCCATCATTTTCCACTGGGGGTGTCCTAAGATTTTGGCTTTGCTAACGTCCCGGCCGGGCGCCTGGCCTGGCTCTAAGCTAAGACCCTGGCCAGGCTTTAAGTTTAGACAAAAGAAAAGCCCCAAGCTAATTTCTTAGCCCGGGGCTTAGTTTAGAACAAGTCTGAGAGACTGACTCTGCCAATGCCTCCGCAGATTGTACAGCGATTTCCTTGTTCAGCAGCTATGTCACACTCTGGACAATCTACTGAGTTAAGGTCTGAGGCTGGCGGATCAAGTTCAGGTAAGGTGCTAGGGAATAAAAAGTCCATAGTCTCTAACTCCTCCCTATCCTTAGCTTTGTTTATCTTGATCCACCTATGCTTACGAAAGCGGATTAGGCGCTGGATGCGCCTAAAGCTTTCTTTACGTTTTTCTTCTTCGTCCTCAGTGGACTTCGACAATGGGCGGTATGGCATTAGCTTTTTCCTCCATCTCTTGACTGAACACATGGGTAATAAAATGCTCAAGCTCGTCTAGCTTGAATATTTCATCGGTCATAATGTCAAACATCACCTCATCTCGACCTACAGCTCCAAGGAAAGCTGCGGTTTTGAGCCTCCCGCTAATGCGGGAAAGCTCGTCAAGTATCGCTTGTTTTTCGTTAGTTTTGGTCATTTGTACCTCCGAAGTAATGGGCTACGGAAAGGGTCCGCACCGTAGCGTTGCAGCTCATCTAAGAGATCATATGGGCTTTGAAACCAGTCTTCTAGCATCTTAGCCA